CCACACAAGTAGGCAAGTACGTAAATGCCACAGAAGACCTACGCAAACAAGGCGAGAAGAAAAAACGTGGTGCGGGTGGTGCGGACTTAGAAGAGTTCATGCATCTTGAAAAGCTGAAGCAGCAAGAAGAAGAACTGAAGCAGCTTATGATATACACAGGCAGACCCGGACTGTGGCATGATTGGATAAGGTTTCAGGCACAGGCACGTAAAGATAGACTAGCTGCAGCAGAGGCGCACAGAAAAAAAGTAAAGCAGTGGACTGAGATAGCTATTATTGTTTTACTATTTGTATTTGGTTTAGTTGCTCTTGCCGCACTATTTAGCTGGGCTATATTTTTAAGGGATTTGTAATGGCACTTAAAGGACCACAGAAAAGTCTAAAGGCTTGGACTAAACAAAAGTGGGGAACTAAAAGTGGGAAGCCGTCTGGAAAAACTGGAGAACGGTACTTACCTGCTGCGGCTATCAAAGCGTTGTCACCGCAGGAGTACCAAGCCACCACCCGTGCTAAACGAGCAGGAACTCGTGCTGGTAAGCAGTTCGTCAGACAGCCTAAAGCGATACAAAAGAAAACAGCCAAGTTCAGAAGGGGCGTATAATGCTACAAGCACTGATAGGACCAGCGACTGAAATCATCGGCAAGTTCGTTGAAGACAAAGACCAGAAAAATAAGCTGGCACATGAAATTGCTACAATGGCAGAGCGTCATGCACAAGAGTTGGCTAAAGGCCAGCTTGCCATAAATGCAGAGGAAGCAAAAAGCAAAAATATATTCGTAGCTGGTTGGAGACCTTTTGTTGGTTGGACTTGTGGACTTGCTCTGTTTGTGCATTTTCTTGCTATTCCTATTGCTGATGTGGTGACAGCTTACATGGGTTATCAAGCTATGTCATATCCTGCGTTTGATATGGATACATTGATGACTGTGCTGCTTGGCATGTTGGGCTTGGGTGGACTCAGGACATATGAAAAACAAAAGGGTTTAACCAAGTGAGTGGTATAGTATCAATACTACGTAGATTGTTTACGTACAACCATGTGGGTGACTTGTCTCAGCATAGACAGCACACACTTCGCTATGAGGACTTGTGTAAGTAATGGCTGATTGGCTTGACAAATACCTCAAGGTAAACCTAACCGCAAAGCTAACTATGATTGCTAGTGTAGTTATGTCTTGGCGTTGCGCTGAATGGTTTATGAATTTGGAAGACCCAACAACAGCACAGTCTGCATTTGTGTCTGTTATTATGGGTGTAATGACAGGTATCTATGGCTTGTATCTTGGCAGGGAAGCAAAGGGCAAGTAGATGAAATATATTCGCACACATCTTATTAAGAAACTTATTGAGCATGAAGGTCTGCGTCTTGAAGTGTATCAGGACACTTTAGGCATTGATACAATCGGTGTTGGTAGAAACCTTGAAGACAGAGGCATTACCAAAGAAGAGTTAAATGCTATGGACTTTCCAAGCATTGATGCTGTATATGAACACGGTATTACAGAGGCAGATGCTGCTTATCTGTTAGAGAATGACGTACAAATAGTCGAGGATGAACTGTTAAAAGCGCACCCTTGCGTGGCAGAATTAGACTCTGTACGTCAGCTTGTACTGGTAGACATGGCATTTAATATGGGTGTGCCACGTTTATGTAAGTTCAAAAAAATGTGGGCGGGTATTCATGAAAACGATTTCCGCACCGCAGCAAAAGAGATGCTTGACAGCAGATGGGCTGTACAAGTTAAAAGACGCAGCCACAAATTAGCACATGCTATGCATCACGGAGAATTTAAAAATGGCTAAAGAAGATAAAGATGAACAGGGTATGATTTCTTCTTTTATTGAGTATATGACAGGTATAAAAGAAAAAGACCAAGATAAAATACCTGAAGCCTTATACAGGAAAATAATGGGTTCTGGACCTAAAAAGGGTAGCCTAATGTATAAAGCCCGTAATAATAAAGGGGGTTACATTGATAAGCCTCGCAAAGGCCATACAGATTACCGCTTTAACAAAGGTGGTTTATCTGTAAAAACTTTAGATAATAGAAAAAATAAATAATGGCTAGAGAACTAAACGAAAGACAGCAGAAGTTTCTTGAAGTCCTCTTTGAAGAGGCTGGTGGCGATGTAGTCGCTGCTAAGAAACTGGCAGGGTATTCAGAGAGTACAGCTACAACTGCAATTGTAAAAGGTCTCAAGGAAGAGATACTTGAAGCAACGCAAATGTACATGGCACGTAATGCACCTAAAGCTGCTATGGCTATGACACATGCTTTGTATGACCCGACTGAACTTGGTATCCGTGATAAGATGTCAGCAGCTAAAGAATTGCTAGACCGCACAGGTTTGATTAAGACAGAGAAGGTGCAGGTAGAAGCAGCAGGTGGTGTGATGCTTATGCCAGCTAAAGCACCTAGTGAAGATGACTAGAACAGCAGGACAGTGGAAACTTCCACAGCCAACCGACATTAAAGAAGAAAACGAATGGGTACAGATACCACGTATTGCACGTACTGTACCTTTCGGCTACAAGCGAAACGAAGAAGACCCCGACATTCTTGACCCCATTCCAACTGAGTTGGACTTGCTTGAAAAGGCCAGAGCGTACACAAATCAATATAGCTATCGTGAGGTAGCTAACTGGCTTAGTACAAATAGTGGTAGATACATATCACATGTAGGATTGAGAAAGCGGTTACAGCATGAGCGACAGCGTAAGAACACAGCTAAAAGCCTCCGCAAGTGGGCAGAGTATGCGGAAAAGGCAATCGCCAAAGCGCAAGAAATCGAAGAAGCAAGAACAGGCGCAAAAGCCAACGGTTGAAATACAAGAGGTACAGTCTGAAGCTGCTGAGTTTGAAAGCATAGAAGAAACAGCTAACGTACTCTTTAAACCAAACCCCGGCCCACAGACAGACTTTCTTGCAGCAAGTGAACGTGAAGTTCTCTACGGTGGTTCAGCAGGTGGCGGTAAATCGTATGCCATGCTTGCAGACCCGCTTCGTTACATGGGGCATCCACAGTTTAGTGGTCTACTGCTCCGACATACCACGGAAGAGTTACGTGAACTGATATTCAAATCACAGGAACTCTATCCAAAAATCTGGCCCGGAATAAAATGGTCAGAAAGAAAGATGCAGTGGACTGCGCCATCTGGAGCGAGGTTGTGGATGTCATACCTCGATAGAGATGAAGATGTCCTGCGCTATCAGGGTCTAGCTTTTAGCTGGATAGGCTTTGACGAACTGACCCAGTGGCAATCGCCATATGCATGGAACTACATGCGAAGTCGTCTACGGTCCACTGCCCCTGACCTGCCCATCTTTATGAGGGCAACTACAAACCCCGGTGGAAGAGGTCATCACTGGGTGAAGAAAATGTTTATTGACCCAGCCCCATACAACAAGGCATATGATGCGACAGATAGTGAAACAGGTGAAGTTCTCAGGTATCCAGCAGGGCATAGCAAAGCTGGTAAGCCACTATTTAAACGTAGGTTCATTCCTGCTAGACTATCTGACAACCCATATCTCTCTGAAGCAGGTGACTACGAAGCTATGCTCTTGTCGCTCCCAGAGCAGCAGCGAAGACAACTCCTCGAAGGTGATTGGGATATTAAAGAAGGTGCTGCGTTCACAGAGTTTGACCGTAGTGTTCATGTTGTTGAACCTTTTAATATTCCTAGCAACTGGGTTAAGTTCAGAGCATGTGATTACGGGTATGGTTCTTACAGTGGTGTTGTTTGGTTCGCTGTCGCACCGTCTGAGCAACTCATTGTGTACAGGGAATTGTACGTGTCGAAAGTCCTAGCTACGGACTTAGCTGACATGGTATTAGAATTGGAAGCCGAAGATGGAAATATTAAATATGGTGTCTTGGATAGCAGTCTTTGGCATAAGCGTGGTGATACTGGACCGTCTCTTGCGGAACAGATGATAAGTAGAGGTTGTAGGTGGAGACCATCAGACCGCAGCCGTGGTAGCCGTGTAGCAGGTAAGAATGAGATACACAGGCGTTTACAAATAGACGAATTTACGGAAGAGCCTAGACTTGTTTTCTTTAATAGTTGCACAAACATTATCTCCCAGCTACCGTCCATACCTCTGGATAAGAAAAATCCAGAAGATGTGGACACGAAAGCGGAAGACCACTTGTACGATGCGCTAAGATATGGTATAATGTCACGACCAAGATTTAGTATATTTGATTACGACCCTATGGGTAGACCCGGTGGCGGTATGCGAGTTGCAGATGCTACCTTTGGATACTAAGGAAGAAAAGCATGGATGAAGATGACATCATGATTGAAGACGATGCTATTGCATTAGAAGATACAGATGACTCTGTGGAATTTGATGCTGATGTATCCAATATTATTCCGTTTATTGTTGAACGATATAAACGTGCAGAAGATTATCGTTATCAAGATGAAGAGCGTTGGCTAAGAGCCTACCGTAACTACCGTGGTCTGTATGGTCCTGATGTACAGTTTACTGAGTCGGAGAAGTCACGTGTCTTTATTAAAGTTACTAAAACCAAAACGCTTGCTGCGTATGGTCAAATCGTTGATGTTTTATTTGCTGGTAATAAGTTTCCTCTTTCTATTGAGCCTACAACACTCCCTGAAGGGGTTGTAGCAGACGTTCACTTTGACCCGCAGCAACCTGAACAGTTGCAGGGTGAAACTTCTTTGTCTAGCCCGTATGGTTTTAAAGGTGATGGCAAAGACCTTCCACCCGGTGCTACAGCAAAAACGCTGGCAGAAAAACTTGGACCACTAGATGAAAAGCTAGAGCCTGTTCAGGATAAACTGAAAGAAGGTCCGGGCAAAACGCCTACTGCAATTGAATTTAGTCCAGCAATGATTGCTGCTAAGAAGATGCAGAAAAAGATACATGACCAGCTTGAAGAGTCGGGTGCTAACAAAAATTTGCGTAGCAGTGCATTTGAGATGGCATTGTTTGGTACAGGTATTATGAAAGGCCCGTTTGCCAAAGACAAAGAGTATCCTAATTGGGATGACGAAGGTAACTATGACCCGCTGTTTAAAACAGTGCCACAGGTAGACCATGTATCTGTTTGGAATTTTTATCCAGACCCAGATGCAAACAACATGGATGAAGCACAGTTTGTAATTGAACGTCACAAGATGTCTCGTTCACAAATGCGTCAACTTAAAAAGCGTCCATACTTCCGTGGTCAAGTTATTGACGAATGTATTCAGATGGGTGAGAACTACAATAAAAAGTATTGGGAAGATGACCTGTCTGACTATGCACCAGAGCATGGCATTGACCGTTTTGAAGTACTTGAGTATTGGGG